TCAATTGAGTTAGGAGAGCAAGGAGAGGGTCGACCGGAGCACCCGTGGAGCTTTCATGGCACACAGCATTTTGCCTCCTCAACACCGGGGGTGGTGGTGGAGGGTCATCGTACTTGTCCTCATCTGACTGTGGTACCTCTGCTATGAAAGGGTTTATTACCACGTGCACGTCTGAAGAACTCGAACTATCGGACATTGCGTCTGATGTATCTGAGTCTGAGTCTGGAGTGACCAGAATTGGCATTGAGCGCCTTCTTGGTCTGAAGAAGTTGAACCATCGCTGGTTTCCTTCTTGCTCTGCTCTGGGTCCCTGGAGGTCATCACCAAAGGTTGGTCCTTCGGTGTCTGATGGGCGTATACGAGTCATCTCGTACCCATGAATCAGTCGAAATGAGAGTGAATTTCTGTGTGAGATCCACTTCGGGGCCATACCCCATTTCTTCTAGGGTGGCGGGGTTCGACTGTCTGTTCATGAATGATTTACCATCCGACAGATATGTTCGCCAGTTTCCTCCTTCTGCGTACACCTGCATACGTTCAAAATTCACGCCATAGCGTTCTTGCAAGGCGTGCTCTGTTGGTTCGTATTCAGGATCGTCCCAATCGTTGTACTGCTCATACTCTTCGGCATAAGGGTCAAACGCTTGGTATCGCTCTTCTTCTGACCATCCTTCCTCTTCTCTGGCTCTCTGTTCTGCATAGTAATCATCATGGGGGCTATCTTCATACCAATCCATTTGGCCAGGAGTTGACTCCGTGCCTTGGTTAGAGGGTTTCATGAGATTCACGACGATTGTGGCAAGATTGTCGTCTTGATGGTATCCGGTGTGGACTCCAACGACTCTGCCATTTGCAAGAAACACAGGGGACCCTGAGGTCCCAGGTGAGGTTGATGCCTTGTGGCGCACTCGAAAGAGACTTTCTGTGCGTGTTACACTTCCATATGACTTTGTCCAACCACTTTCCGACTCCATTGCTGGTGAGTGGATAGTGATTGTTTTCCCGGATACTGAGCAAGGCTTAGCGAGTTTTAAAGCTCTCATAGCCATTACTGACCAGACTGAGTCTGGGATCTGCAGGGCGGTCACATCGAGGTCAGAGACTTCCGAAAATAACATGGTCTTTGTAGAATCCATATCTAATAGGTAGTCTGTGCCATCATAGCGGAGATAAATTGGTCTCTCGCTTTGAATCAAGGCTTTGATCAGGTGTGTTGCGGTGAGGAGAACAGTTCCATTGCCATAGGTTACTCTAGAGAATACACCATAAACCTGGTTAAACAAACTGGATCCTGAGGGGGATGCATGAAGCAATCCGCACCCTTTTGGATGTTTGAGTCCTGGATACCTGGCAGAGCCAGGTTGGGAAATCTCGAGTCCTTGTTTTGGTTGGACCTGTTCCTGTTGTGCTGCTACGACTGATGCTGCCAGATTTATCGGGTAGATTACTCTGTGTTCTTCACCATTTATGGTTACTGCAACATACATTCGCATAGCTCCTCTGACATCTGCTAGCTTCACATCGTAGAACATTGGGGAATGCCAGTGAACGTCGGTGTTTACGACGACACTTTCTTTCTTGACACCGTACCTAGTAGTACGAACCCATTTGATAAGGAGGGTCCATAGAGGTAGACAGTGCCAGAAGTAGATGTGTTTAGCTATGACATACGCCATCTTCAGTATTGTTGTAATGATGATAGTGTATACACATGCCAGGAGCCACTGGTAGTCTGTGAAA